TACAGTAAGTCAAAACAGGAACTTTTTCCACAGTTGTTTGCAAATCTGGTCATGTCTTTAGAAATGAATCCGGAGCAGGATTTTTTAGGAAAGATGTACATGAGCTTAAATCTTGGCTACGATGAGTTGAAACAAATATTTACTCCTTATGACATGTGTCGGCTTATGGCAAAAATCACCATTACGGATGTAACTGAGAAAGTAAGGAAAGATGGCTATATTACCATCAACGATCCATGTTGCGGAGCGGGAGCCAACTTGATTGCTGCTATTCACGAAGCACGAAAGCAATTAGAAAAAGAAAATTATAATTATCAAAACCATTTATTAGTTTCCGGACAAGACATTGAAGAAGTTCCAGCTTTGATGTGCTATATTCAACTTTCTCTTCTAGGAATTGCTGGATATTTTAAAGTTGGAAATTCTTTGACCAAACCAATGACTATGGCTGATGATTTGAAGAATTACTGGTTTACACCTATATATTTTTCAGATGTGTGGACTATGAGAAGATTATTTCACAGTATATGAAAGTTTATGAGGAGGGATAAGCGTGAATGAACGATTGAAAGCATTAGAAAAAGAGCTGGATAGTCTGTTAAATATGGCCCCCATAGAAGATGACTGCACGAAGAATGAAAACGAGATGTATTCGGATATGGCGAACCTGAAAAACAGCATAACAGCGGTTCTTGAGGAGCAACGGAATGGCCGTTGAATTGTATGACTATCAAATAGTAGCAGTAAAAAAAATGAGAAATGGTTGTATTCTGTGTGGCGGCGTTGGAAGCGGAAAATCAAGAACAGCATTAGCTTATTACTATCTCCAGAATGGCGGAAATCCGGATTGCTTGATGGGGGTTGAGGATTATGTTGCGATGGACGATCCCCCAAAGGACTTATACATCATCACAACAGCCAGAAAGCGGGACACGATGGAATGGGAGGGTGATCTTTCGCCTTTCCTTCTTTCGGTTCACGAGGATGTCAATCTATATTCAAATCAGATTGTCGTGGATTCCTGGAATAATATCAAGAAGTACGAGGATGTAAAGGATGCTTTCTTTATATTTGACGAGCAGAGAGTGATAGGCTCCGGAGCTTGGGTGAAGGCGTTTTTGAAAATCACCAAATCAAATCAGTGGATTCTATTGTCTGCAACTCCGGGAGATACCTGGCAGGATTATATTCCGGCATTCATCGCAAATGGGTTTTACAAAAACCGGACAGAATTCATCCGAGAACATGTGGTTTATAGTCGATTCAGTAAATACCCAAAGATTGACCGATATTTGAATACTGGGAGATTGATTCGACTCAGAAATCGTATTTTGGTGAATATGGATTTCAAGCGTCAGACGGTTTCTCATCACGAAGATATATTTGTTCGATACAGCATAGAGCGATACAAAGATGTTGGACGAACACGATGGGACCCGTATAAGAATGAGCCGATTGCGAATGCCGCCGGTCTTTGCTATGTATGGCGGAAAATTGTGAATACGGACGAGTCACGACAGATCGCCTTGATGGAAATTGTAGAGAAGCATCCCAGAGCCATTATATTTTACAACTTTGATTATGAGCTGGAGCTTTTGAACGGGTTGTTTCGAATTTATGAAGACGATGGAGTCTTTGAAATTGCAGAGTGGAATGGTCACAAACACCAGCCAATCCCAGAGTCGAAAAACTGGGTGTATCTTGTTCAGTACAATGCTGGAGCGGAAGGATGGAACTGCATCAAGACAGATACCATTATATTCTACTCACAGAACTATTCTTACAAAATCATGCAGCAATCTGCGGGGCGAATAGACAGGTTGAATACGCCATTCAAAGATTTGTATTACTATCACTTGAAATCTCGTAGTGGGATTGATTTGGCAATTAGTAAGGCACTGAAAGATAAGAGAGATTTTAATGAATCGAGGTTTGTGAAGTGGTGAAAGGAGATCAACCATGAACGAAGAGTATTTGGAAGTGGATTTTAAAAAGTATTGTAAAACCTGTAAACACAAGGAATTGGGAGAAAAATTCGACCCATGTAATGAATGCTTGGATTATGGATACAATCTCAATTCCCAGAAACCTATGAAGTGGGAGGAAAAGAAAAAATGAGCTATCAATATGACCGATATTTGGCGCAACATAAATCCAACGTTGAAGCCGGATTTCGTTGGTTGCAGAAAAATCTTCCTGAAATTACAGAGGGCAGTGGTGCGGAACACAATATCGTATTTGCACATGACCAATCCAAAACGGAGCCCGATGAGTATGGCCCCTATGATATTTATTTTTATGGAGGCAATCGCTCTTATGGAGTAGTTGAGGATTTCAGAAAAGCTTGGCTGTTACATATTCATCGAAACCCTCATCATTGGCAGTATTGGGTGCTTATCAATGACGATCCCGAAGAAGGAGAAATCATTTTGGAAATGCCTTACTGTTATATTCTGGAGATGATTTGTGATTGGTGGTCCTTTAGCTGGTTTAAAGGGAACCTGCTGGAGATCTTCTCTTGGTATGAGGAGCGGAAAAGCTATATAAAACTGCATCCGAATACGAGAAGATTGGTGGAGGATATCTTAGGACGTATCAAAAATAAGCTTGGGGAGGTGATAGTGAATGAAATCAACAGATAGTGTTATTGTGAGTTGGGATTTTTCTCATGGGAAAGACGCTGGCGTTCTGATTGTTGGAAGGCAGCAAAAAGGAAGGGTAGAAATTATCAATGCCTATCAAGGGGAAGAAGCCAAAGAAATTTATCAAAAGCTGGTATTCCCCAAATCTAAGAAAATCAATTACAGCGAGGAGAAAACCACATGAAGCAACCGAAAAAATTGACCAGAGAGCAAAAAGAATGCTTATCTGCTCATTATTTAAACTGTAAAGATTGGATGTTGGTTGAGGAGACAGAGTTCTATTATCGCATTATCAATAAGAATACGGGTGTGATAAAGAGTGTAGATAAATTCAGAAGAGTAAGAAGGAGAAAAAATCATGAGAACAATTAAAAACAACTGGAAAGTAGCTTTAATTGTAGCAGTCGGTATTATTGCTATTATTTTGTTAGGTGTGTTTTGTATACAGAGTTCCCAGAACAGAGCATTTACCTTGGAAGAGCAAGTTAATACTGCTGATTCTGACATCAAAGTTCAGGAAAAACGACGTGTAGATTTGGTTTACAACCTTGCTAATTGTGTTAAGCAGTACGATAAGCATGAAGCGGAAACATTGACGGCGATTGTTGAAAATAGAGGCTCTACCGGTGATATCGAAAACGTTACTACAGCTATCACGGCGGTGTCAGAAGCGTATCCAGAATTAAAATCTAATGAAAATTATAAAGAGTTAATGAATGAACTTTCAATTACAGAAAATTTAATTGCAGAATATCGGAGTAACTACAATAAGCAGGTAAAAGAATACAACCGATATATACGCAAATTCCCGACAAGATTTTTTCTCAATATTCTCGGATATGAGGTTCGGGGATATACCTATCTTGACTATAGTGCTCCTGCCGATGCTCCGCAGAATCTGTTTGGAGAGTAAAAGCTATGAGAGGACGCAAGCGTAGAAGTTTTGATTTCGGGAATTTCGAGATTACGAAACGGGAAATACTGGTAAGTGTATCGATTGTCGCTATTATGCTTCTGATTGGAGTCCTTATTGCTGGAAAAATTTCGGATTATCAATTGGATAAAAATGAAAAATACAACAAGGCGATAAAAATAGAATCGCAGGAACTGTTTGAGTACGGAATGAGGACTAATGCCGGGAACGCTTTTGTATATGGCGATTTGAAAGCGGTCGATACAGTTACATATCCTGAAATTGGTGGAGAATACATTTATATTGAAAAAGTGAAAGAACGATATACAATGCATACTCGCCAGGTTGCACATACAACAACTACGAATGGAAAAACCCATACTTACTATACAACGGAAACCTATTGGACATGGGATTATGCTGGTAGTGAGGAACAGATATGTGATGAAATATCATTTTTAAATCACGTTTTTTCAGTTAGTAAAATCGACCTGCCGGGAAAGGAGTATATAGACACTGTTAAAGAATCCAGCCACATTCGTTATAAGTATTATGGAGTTGGTTTAAACTTTACCGGAACCATATTTACAGAACTGGCTGATAAAACAATAGCCGATAACTCACCATTTTATGAAAATATGAAGATTGATGAAACCGTAGAATACTTAGAAACCGATTTTGCAATGTGGATATTCTGGATTATTTGGATGGTCTTAATTGGAGTCTGTGTCTACAGTTTCTATTATATCGACAACAAATGGCTTGAGTAATTGGAGAATTTGGGAGAGGGTCGAGCAATAATGAGGGCGACCACAAGGCGGATATAGTAGTTGCATAAGGGATGAGTCCGCTATAAGAAAGGAGAAAAAACGTATGAATCTTAAATCAGTGAAAATTATTGCAGTAGATTTCGATGGAACTTTATGTGAGAACAACTGGCCAGGGATCGGAGCGCCGAACGAAGAACTGATAGAGTATCTTCGTAATCGGAAAAAGGATGGAGATAAGTTGATTCTGTGGACCTGCCGCGTGGAAGACATGCTTCAAAAAGCTGTTGAGTGGTGTAAGGAGAGAAATCTGGTGTTTGATGCGGTCAATGAGAATCTTCCGGAAATCATCGAGAACTTTGGTTCTGATACCAGAAAGATTTTTGCAAATGAGTATATAGATGACCGGAATATTCCTTTGTCATCCTGCCGGGAAAAATCCAATACGCAGACATGGGCTGAAAAAGAGGTAGAGATTGCTTGTGAGAACGAAAGAAAAGCCTCCGGAACAAAAGAAAGGGAGTGGGATTATGGTTGCGTCTGCTACGAAAGTGCTCTGAAAGCCTATCACAGTCTGTCCGAGGACGGCCATAGCGGTTTCAGTATCGGTATGACTAAATATATTCTGAATCGCCTAATTGACGGAAAGCCACTTACATCGATCGAGGATACAGAGGATGTTTGGAGTGATATTACGGACCTTTCGGGATATCGCGGTGAAATTGTAAACTATCAGTGTAAGCGAATGAGTTCTCTTTTCAAATATGTATATTCTGATGGAACCGTAAAGTATCACGATGTAGATAGATACTGTGGAATCAATATGAACAATCCACATGATTCCTATCATAGTAGCTTGATCAATCGGGTAATGGAAGAGAAGTTCCCTATTACCATGCCATATTTTCCGGCAAGTAAACCATTTAAGGTCTATTGCGAAGATTTTTTAGTTGATCCGGAAAATGGAGATTACGACACAGTTGGAATTTTCTATACAATTACACCAGAAGACTGTACAGTGGAGCTTAATCGCTTCTTTAAAGAAGAAAATGACGAATTTGTTGAAATAACCAAGGCTGAGTATGATATGAGGAAGCATTGCCATGGCTGTTTCGGAGCCGCTAATAATGATTGTCTGCGTTGCGAGGAGGAGCTTCAGTATGAATCGGAATAGGTTTATCCAGGGATAAAAAGGTGACATTCAATTTTCTGAAAAAGAAAGACGGCGTATTATTCACAGAAGCCTTCAAAAACATTCCTGGAAAACAAAATGTACGGTGGCAATGGAGGAATTTGCAGAGCTTCAGCAGCAGATCAGCAAACAGGTTCGAGGTTATGGCGATAGAATTGGACTCTTGGAAGAGATGGCAGATGCTTATATTTGTCCGAACTTCCTGGAGTCCATTTTTGGTATTAAGCCAGAGGATTTACAGAAAGCCATTGATGTGAAGCTGGAACGGGAAAGGAGAAATTGTCAGTAATGGGATTATCAAAACTTTCAGAAGAATGCAAGAATTGCCCGTTTGTCAGTCGGTGTAAAAATAAGCGAATGGAAGCACTGGCGTATATGACTGAAACACAAGTTTTAGCAAACGCGGCAGGTCCAAGTTTCGAAAACTTAGCAGCGCCTTTATTACGAGAAACTATGACAATTATGGTAAACGGTACGCCAACCAAGGTTTATAAAGACGAAATAGAAAAACAGATTTATTCCCAGTTATATTCAGGGTTAGGCTTGAAATTAGGAAGTTAAAAAAGGAGAAAGTTTATGAATGAAAACCATTTGAGATTGTAAAAGAAACCGTTGGCTACGATAGACTTATGGACGCATTCTGTCATGGAACTGTCGTTTGTGATGAATTTGCTTGGTTTTCTAACTCCGACGAGTATTACATCATCCATTTGGAAAGTGGCATGATGGTAAATTGGTATAAACATCTCGGAAGGACAAACACTTGCTCACAGAAAGACAGAACTATTGATGATTATTACGAGTTCTTCAGATTATTTAAAGAAGAATTGGACTATTTTGAGAGGAAAAATTGCGAATGAAGAGAGGAGAAAGCGATGATTGAAAGTTTGTTAAAAGAACTGGGAGAACGCCATTTTGAAATTCTTTGGAGATATGAGAGCGCAACGAATTCTATCGTTATTCAGATGGATAAAAGAGACTGTCATCAACGGCATAGGTTGGTTCGTAAAGTTATGTTCGATGACTTTCGTCGTATTAGAAGCAATCAGTTTGAATTTGTTATAGTTCAATTTTTAAAAGACATGGCTCAGGAATTGGAGTATCAAATTAAAGTTGCAGCGGAACCCATGAAAGGAGAAGACAATGATTAAAATTGAAAATGTTGAAGTTATGGGATGGGAACACGCTATCCGCGGAATGCGGAATCCGATGAACAGTTGGGAGAAATCGGATAGTGGAATCTGCAAAGGTGGGGATGATGGTATCGGATGTGAGAACTGTGCCAATTATGATTCCTGCGAGCATACATATGATCATTCCTGGCAGCTCGGTAAAGCAGACCACGATTTGATGATGCGGCTTGCGGATGCGAGGTATCGGCGAATGATTACGGTGAATCTGGACATCACGGCTCCGTTGTATTGGTGGAAAGATTTTTATACCTACGAGGTTGGTATAGCTGTTGATACTCGCTCTGCGATGTCTGAACTGGCTGCGAAGGCGTTTACATTGGACGATTTCTCATGTGAGCATCTGGTCGACGAAGGTGACAACTGCTGGTTTTGTAATTTGGACGTCATCATCGATTCATTAAATTCGGCACGAGAGATGTTTTTAATAACCAAAGACAAGAAATATTGGTGGCAGATGATTCAGCTTCTTCCCGCGTCCTATCATAATCAGAAACGTACTGTGATGACGAATTATGAAACACTAACCAGTGTTTATCCCATGCTAAGAAATCATGAGCTGGATGAGTGGGTAAAATTCTGCAAGTGGATTGAGGCGCTTCCATATTCAGACATTATCATTGGTAGAATGTGGAGATAAAACATGATTCAATACTATGAGTCTATATTTTACAACACCTTGGAAGAACTATTAGCAACTTGGAAACCCAACCATCCGGATGTTTTGCGGTTGAAAGCAAAATATGGAGAAGGTATTCAATTTAGTACCATCGCACATCGAAGTGGTGTGAAGCCTCAATTTGAACTGAGTTGCTACAAACTAAAAAAATTAAAAGGAGCGTAATAATGGCATCTATTCATTATGTGATTTTATTTACCCTGATTATGGGTGGATGCTTATTCTTTTCGAAAGAGAATTGGATTTATGAAGGAGAGGAAGACGATGGGACGAGCCGAGAGAAGACGTGCTCAAAAGTTAAAGCAAAAAGAGAAAACCACTACATACAATCTCACAAAGGCACAACTCGATGTCATGGTTCGGGAAAAAATCGGAGACGAACTTATCAGAGTAAAGCAGGAGGCTACCGATGATGCGGTAAATACTGCGATGGTTCTGCTTCTGACTTTGCCATTGGAAGTGTTGATGGACCATTATTGGACAAAATCCTATGCGAAGAGAATTCCGAAGTTCACCGAACGAGTTCTGGAATACTACGAACGCTGGCAAAATGGTGAGTTGGATATGGAAAAACTGAAAGAGGATTTGTGGGAATATGGTGGTGTGAAATTAGTTGAAAGTGAGGGTGAAGCAACATGAAATGTGTAATGGGAGTTATTGCGTGTATTGTTGGGCTCGTGGGTCTGATCGGACTGATTGTGTTAAAGGCGACCAGCTCTTCTGCAACTTATATGGACGATTCATTCCGGTGGGGAGGACGAGATGGGCGTTAAAAATGATTATCGTAAAAATGCAGAAGGGTATTCCGATCCGACTGCCTGTGAAGCACTGAGAAACATTGAGCGGGAAGAAGAACGGTTCCATAAGCTGCTGGATACGATTTTTACTCTTTGTGAACTGTCCGACTTCCACGTTGAAGAGCGGATCGTCATCAAGGACAAACGAACCGGGCGAATTTGGAGGTAGCTTATGGATATGACTGATTTACAGCGAGCGATTGATACACTTGTAGAAGTTTGGGAAAAGTTTACAGCATCTATAAAAGAGATGGCGGATGCTCTGAACAAGGCGTTTGGAGTTTCGACACCTGAGAAAGAGAAGAAAAAGAGTCTAGGTTCTCCGGCTCGATATGGGATGTCTTTGCGGAAATCTCGAAGAGAATCCTTCGTTAAGCAGTATTCGTATCGGCCAATTGTTCAGAAACACTTACCTTATCAGAGAAGGAACTATTGAAAATCGTCCGTACAAAGCTTGAAAGTGGGTGAAAATTATGCCCACTTTTGAGTTTTGAAAAATGGGCTTTGGCCACTTTTATGTGGGCTTTTTGAGAAACGCAGGGAATTTGGGGGAAGGATTCGGACGATTTTGGTCAAATTTGTGGCCATTTGCCCACTTTCTGCCCACATTTAAAACCCCGATTTGGTCAGTAAAAACCCAGTATTTATGCGGGTTTGTGGGCTCAAAGCCCACTTTCCCACTTTTTTTCTTAAACTATTATGATAGAAAGTTTAAAAGTATATAGTAATAGCGCAAAAAAAGTGGGTTTTTGGCCACGAGCAAAAAATGGAGGAAATCATGAGCAAGATTAGTTGGGAGAGCTTGTATGAAAATTTTAAGTCAATCTATCCAAGGTTG